GGCGCGGTCCGCCGGGGTCTTGCCGCTGTACATATCCTCGCCGGGCAGGCGCTCCAACAGCTGGTCAGCGGTACTGATCGTGGCGGGGTTGATCAGGGGCGGGGCATAGCTCTTGGTCTCGTAGCCCTCGGCCTGCACGATCTCGCCGCCAACCATCGGGTGGATAAAGGCAGCCATCTTGCGGTTGCCCTTCACAATGTCAATGTCAACCCGCTTGGTGGGGAAGGTCTTGACGTTGGTAAAAAAACGGTTCCGCAGGAAGGTGCGGACCGGCGGGGTGGTTTTCACAACCTCGGCAAGCGTGCGCGGGGTATACAGATCAACCATGTTAGGCATATCTCATTCCTCCTCTTTTCACTTCAGGAAAATGCCAATGTTGCGCAGGGCGATTTCCACATCTGCTGCCTTGGCGTGTTCGGGCAGTACCAGTGCATTGGCAAAAAATTCGCCGGTCAGGTACACAACGGCATCTTTGCCATTGGCGGCATCGTCAGCCACAATGCCGTACATACCGTCAGTGGCAACGGTATAGGGGTCAGCGCTGCCGGTAACGGCGGGCTGCTTCAGCTTGCCGTCGGCAAGGCATACCACCATGCCGCGGGTCAGCGCGGCACCGGCCTCCTTAACGGCAGTCGTAATGCGAATGTCCGTACCTGCGATCAGGTACTCGGGTTTCGTGCTAAATGTCTGCACAGCAAGGTCCATAGCCATAGTTCATCCTCCTTACTTCACGTTGTTGGCGCGGCGGATGCAGGCAATAGCTCTGTCCTCGCCGCTGTCCTTGGGTTTGCCCGCGGGTTCTTCCTGCTTCACGCCGTTCACGCCGCTCTTTGCCGCGTCGTCCTCGGCATCAGCCATGTGCTTTGCACCAGCGGCCTTCTGGGCCTTCATGCAGGCGATAGCATAGGCGGCGGCGTCCTGCGGCTTGTCGCCAAACTTGGCGTCGTAAGCGGTCTGCTCGTCGCCGGGTGCCGTCATGTCCTCAATGTCCTTGATGCGGGCACGCTCGGCGGTGGCGGCGCTCTGTGCTGCCGCGTTCTCGATCTGGTTGCACAGGTCGGGGTAGGCGGCACGCAGCGCATCCACGGTGGTAATGGCCGGTGCAGCAGGTGCGCCGGTGGTCTTGTTCTCTGCCATGTTGGGTTCCTCCTTGTTTTCCGGCGCATCCGCCGGGTCTTTTGTATTAGAAAAGCGCCGCTGCTTG